TGTTTCTCCAAATGGGGAAACAGAGTTGACATTAAAATTCATTGCAGACGGCTTGGGAATCTGTCAGTAGCCTTACTTAAGTCAATTGACTCAATATGTAAGCCCTGTGCAGTCCACTTCCGTAAAATAGGTCCTACCTTGGACTGATCTCATGAACAGTCTTCTGGTAAGCAACGCAGTAGTTTCATCATATAAGTATGATACGGTTTAAGTAATACTTGAACTGTATGAGTACCTATAGAAACTACACGTGTCTTTCCTGCATAATCAGCGATTGCCGCAAGGCGAACGCTATTATGAGTCTCTTTTATTTTATTAACAATATTGGAGAATTCATCTCTGGAAGACAATTCAATGTCTGTAGAGTTGAAGGAAAGAAATCTATTGAAGTCGCCATCTCATCTACCTTTCATACCAAGATTAAACAATGACTGAAAGAATTCAGTAGAGTCTTCTCTGGTACGTCAATAGATGTGTTCGAAGGGGTAAGTGACAAGAGAGGGGAGTTTCCATCTTCCATTTTTCATGGATGGATGAGGTAAAACCTCTTCCAACAGAAACTTCTCTGTTCATCACTTAGGGATCACCCTCCTCAGTTCTTCACAAACAACTGGGATCGCAACCGTGGTGTTATATCACGAGTTAGGTTCTTCAATTGATGTAAGATCTATAGAAGTATAGTCATTTAAAACCTTGACCTTATAAAAGATCGAGATCATGACTCTTCTATACTGATCTGAATCTGATTCTTTAATCAAATTTAGTCAGCGAGGATTGCCCCCGTTGTTCTTAGATTTTGCAATCCAAGGCAGCGTTAAGGGGTAAGGATCCATTGATCCTGTCAGGTAGTACTTAACCACCTGTTTACGTAGGTGTTTAAGTATTTTAATTCTAACTGACCTGGGTCAACTCCTATTACCGTTTCAAATTCAGTTTAGTTTATCAATAACTGTTTTACAGTTATCGATTTCAAACTTTCTTAATTTGGAAGCCGTGAACAAGTAGTAACTCTGTTTATCATTCAGTGCAAAAGGTGATGCACCGTCTGATACTCATGGAGTTTTCG